CTTCTATAAATTAATGGGTGACTTCCTACCAATCGAAGAATATCGCAAAGTGACTGATATTAATAACCGTGTACATAAAGTATTCGGTCGCCGTTTTAATAACTACGAAGAGACCACGATTCGTAAACAAGCAGAGAAACCAATTGTAATCATCACGGCAGTGTATAACGCAGAGAACTATATCGACAAATGCATTCGCTCGGTTGCTGCTCAGGATTATGACAATTATCGAATGATTATTATTAATGACGCATCAACTGATCGTACTGCTGAGGTGATTGAAAATACAATCGCTGAAACTGGACTCGAAAACATTGAACTATCTGGAGAAAGACGCCGAATCTTTGAGGTCATTACTCGTGAAAAAAATGTGGGAGCAGTTTGTAATCAAATTTCAACGATTCAATCTAGATGTTATTCGGATGATATTGTAATGATTCTTGATGGTGATGATTGGTTGGTGAATAATCCAAACATTTTTAACATGTATAATAATCTATATCATGACGGTGCCGAATACACCTATGGTAGTTGCTGGTCGTTAGTTGATAAGATACCATTGATTGCTCAACCTTATCCACCCGAAGTCAAAGCGAATAAATCTTATCGTGATTACAAATTCAACTGGAACTTTCCGTATCCGCATTTAAGAACTTTCCTTGGTAGACTTGCCCTCAACCTAGACACCTCGCTGTTCCAAGACGCGCAGGGCGAATGGTATCGTGCTGGCGGGGATAATGCTACCTTCTATAACATCATTGAACAGGCAGACCCAGAGAAGGTCGTATGCGTACCTGACATCGTATATAACTACAATGACACCAATCCAATCAATGACTACAAAGTTAACAGTAAAGAACAGAATCAAACCGCTGATAAAATCTTAGGAAAAAAATCTGTGAAGAAAATCTTAATTGCTATACCAACAGCGAAGTATATTGAACCCGAAACAATGAAGTCAATTTATGATCAAATAATACCAGAAGGATATCAAACTGAATTACAGTTCTTCTATGGTTATCAGATAGATCAGATTCGTAATCTGATTGCTGACTGGATTGTAAACAAAGACTATGATTATCTTTTCTCCGTTGATTCGGATATTATATTCCCGCCTGATACACTGATTCGTTTACTAAATCACGATAAAGATTTGGTCACGGGAATATACCGACAACGACTGCCTAATCAAACTCTTGAGGTATATGATCAAAATCTACAGAATATCCCAATTGATAATTTACCTGAGAACTCTTTAATAGAAATTGGCGGTTGTGGTTTCGGTTGCGTTTTAGTTAAGAAAAAATTATTTGTTAAGATTGGTTATCCGCAGTTTGTTTATCATTCAGCGATTGACCATAAAGATACTTTCAGCGAAGATAATCATTTCTGTAAAGCAGCGAGAGAAAATGGTTTTCAATTATATGCTGACACCAGTCTTTTCTGTGGACATAAAGGAACGCATATATACGAGGTTGCTAAATGAGTTATGAATCTCTAACACATCAAGTAGAAGAAAAGATTGATAACGTAGATTCTTGGACTTGGATTGAAAAAGACTGGGAAGGTTTTCGCTGGCCAAAAGAAGATTGGCAAAACGCAGTCAAAGAACTAATTGAAAAGCATGTAAAGAATCGCAGCGTTGTTGTTCAGGCAGGTGGTCTACAAGGAATGTATCCTAGACTGCTAAGTGATATATTTGAAAGAGTGTATACTTTTGAACCTGATCCACTAAGTTTTCATTGCTTAGTCAATAACTGTCAAAAAGATAATATTATAAAAATTCAAGCAGCGATTGGAGAACATCATGGATTAATAGATGTTGCTCGTTTCTGTGAACACAACGTGGGAATGAATAGCGTGATACAAGGAAATAAGTATCCGATGTTCACCATAGATTCTCTTGGATTGGATGCTTGTGACTTTATTCAATTAGATATAGAAGGATTTGAGTTGCCAGCGTTGCGAGGTGCAAGAAACACCATAGAAAGATTCAAACCTGTGCTGTGTATTGAAACGCGAGTTGGAACCGAAGAAGCAGTCAGCGCACACATGTGCGAATTAGGATATTATGAAATAGACAAATATCATCATGACAGTTTCTGGTTGCCTATTCAACAACATCAACCAGAAGGATTTATTTCTTAATAGTCGTCCGGCAGATGAGACCGTTTAACTTCTGACATATATGATTCGTAGCAATGTTCTTCTTCTAGAGGCGAGAATAAAAAGTCTATAATTGGTCTAAAAATTCTCCCAATCTTTTTACCATCTCGCTCTAATCGCCAACATGCTGCCGAAATAGTTTCGTCTGGCCATGAACCGCCCAATGAAAATAATGAAAAAACGAATTGATCCAAAGCAATTAAAACGTGCAGTATTCTGGTTTGAATAGATTTCATTTAATTCGAAAGCGTCAATAATCTAGAAACATCGAGAGAGGTCTCATTGTTCCATGCTCTAATTTCAGTAATTGTCCCAGAATAATTTGCTGATGTTCCGATGGCAGCGATGCTGCCGCTGGATTGCCCATATCCAGGAGCATTGCCTCCTTGCAAATTGCCAGTTGGTACTGTAACCGTAGTGTTGACAAGGCCAAAGAACTGATTGCCGAATCCCGATCCACGCAGATTCTGTTGACCTCCAATTCTCAAATTTCCATTCGATCGATCCAATCCGACATATAAAGTTAAAGGGAATCCATTGTAATTATCCATTGTTGTACTAGCAACAGTTCGTTCAATATCTACACCAGTGTTTGAAACTCCGTCGTAAGTATCTCCACCGTCTCCGAAGTTCACTCTTAATTCGCCTGAAACCATTCCAATTGATATACCCAGTCCGCCTCCGCCGATTTCATATAAAACACCAGTATCAGTGTTATCGAAATTATCAATATCAATCGCAACTAAGAAATCGCTGGTTTGATCATCAGAGATACCATCCCCTGTACTTGGAATGTTTGTAACAGTATATGTCGGTGCCAAATATCCGCTACCAGAAGTTGTTAAAACTGCTTCATAATCATAAGTTTTACCGAACGTGACAACTGTTGTAACACCATATTCGCTTTCCGGTGTTGGAGTTATTGTCGCTTCTCCAATTGTATCAGAAGTTTTGCTCGCGCCAGCAAAGATGGCATCTTGCGCCGAATCGGGTTTAAATTCAAAATCTTCAGTTGCGCCAGCGAAAGTAATTGTATTATTGGTAGAAGACCCACCATGCCCTACAACAGCAATAGCGTATCCATTCGGTTGTGCATATGTAACAGCATGGGATCCAAGGGAATTATTTCGTATAGTTGAATTCCAAACAGTTTGAACAATTTCTGTTTCATCTTCAATATAATACAAACCAATGATTGTTCCTTGAAGCGTCGCCGCAGCTGCGGTAAATGCGCTGTTATAATTGATGTTGATGTCAGCAATTTCTGATCCACCTGCAGATGCTGGAATGTCCCAATACGCAATTGCTGTTCTCTCTTGACCAGCTGTTCCGGATGCTTCTATAATAGTTCCTGTTAACTGACTTGGCGCAGAGTCTATCGCTAAGGTTGCGGAAGAAATACCAACCTCTGCCGCACCAATACCACCTTGATTGTATCCTATAGCAGCAATAATTCTTTTCCCATGTGTCAGCGGTGGTCCCAGATCTAGATTACTAAATGTTTGCGTGGAAGATGTTGTATCAGAACTTATATTCTCATAATATCCAAGGAATATCAATTCATTAATCTCATTGGTTGGTCGGCCAGACTGTTCAAATGATCTTAAATTATTTGTAGACCAAACCCCTGAAGAAGTTGGCGCTGCACCTTTCCTGCGATAAGAACTTCCTGCACCTATGATCCCGCCGTTTTTTCTCATACGATTACAATATCCGTATTTGCAATGTTGTCATTAAATGCTGTTTCATATGAAGTTTCAATTGCACTCACATAGTCCGCAGAATCAATATGCCCTTGTATTGCTTCGACAACTTCTTTTTCGGTGTTAAATGCAATCTGAGTTTTTTGTAAAACCATTTGACTGATTTCTGTAATTTCAGTATTGAGCGTTGGGCGATATTCAATCTGCGAGTTATCAATTGAATACAGTTTCCAAATATCATTATCTGTTCGAATACCAGTATTAATTGCTGTTTGTACTGAGGCAAACTTTCGTTGAGATTCAACAGTACAATCAATGATGAAGGAATTGTTTGCGGAATCAGTCCAGCGAATATTTGCTACTTCTTTTTGCCAGCGTTCAGATGGTACTTGTTCTTTCCTAGTATTTGCCTTCACAAGCATTTCATCATCGCTGAGATCTTCAACAACCCAAGCAGAACCTGTCCAGCGAGTTTTTTGATACAGGCCAACGCCCATTATAGGTTCAGAACCTGCAAGAATCCAACCAGCATCAGTCAATTCTTCTTCAGTAAATGTACTGCTATCTGTGCGAGTACGTCCGTCTGATAATACGATTCTGTGTGGCAACTCTTTTGGCGGTTGCCCTTTGTAAGAATAAAGATATGCCATTTTATATTTCCTTTAAAAAATAATTAATTATGGTGAGATGCTATACATAGTCAGAGATTCGAAACTGTTGCTATTAGATTGCACTGATTGAATAGTTGCAGTTCCTGTCGTATTAACTTGGGCAGTATATAGTTTATAATCACTATCTTGGTTGTTGGTTCCTTCAGTGATGGTTCCCAATAAAGAGGTTGTTTCAGTAATAGTTTGATCAATTCCATCCGCGGCAAGTATGATTAATAATCCTCCGGCAACAACATTTATGGTGTCTGTGATGGTGGACGCTCCAGAATAATCGATGGCAGAATCATGTATTGTTGCCGAAGATGTTAGTCCTTCAAATGCAACTGCTGCGATGCGATCCACAATTGTGAAACTACCGCCTGAATTATCTATTTGGGCAGTAACTGATGTTGAACCAGTCACAACAGCTATTTCTACATCTTGCACAGCAGTGCCACCAAAAACTGCGGCAAACGTCCCCGAATTTAAAGTGTCAATTGCTGTATAATTTGTGGCACTGCTGTTAATATCGGCAACTGGTGGGGTGCCTGACCCCGCATATCGCGCACTAAAGGTAAATAATATAACTTCATTGAATCCTG